CTGCCCTTACTCGAGCTCGTGGTAATATTTTTCTTTTCCTTGGACCGTTGTCTCAAGGTCCTACTCTTGACCCTGCTCATTATGGGCAATCTACAATTGCCTCTGCTATAATGGCTGTTGCTGCTTATCAACAAACCCCTCTGTTGCGAGCTGAAGTTGATCCATTTGGTCTGGTTGCACGCGCCGTGCAAGCCCACATCGCTCGCTCCATATCTCCTGCCGCTGCGCTCGACTTAGGTCTTCCACCTGCTTCACCCGTTGTTGGCCGTGTTGTTGATAGTTCCCGTTTGGAGTGGCTTGATAGTTCCGTTGATACTTTAGGCGACTTTTGGACTGCTAGGGCGTATCGAGCTTCACATCATTCTACTCGATCTGCTGGTGGTCCAGCCTTCTCAATGCACAATCAGGCTCATTCGCATGATGACTTGGATACTGTTGCTCACATGCTTCGACATTATGTTGTCTTGCCTAATGATACTGTTCTTACGGCTGAACCCAGCACATATAATTTGCCTCGACACTTAACTATTAGTGCTCAACCGGATCCTATTCATAATTTTGATCGCTTGATTGATGCTGACGCCCGGGAGGTGGTTACGGTTACCGCTGAACACACCACACAACATGTACATGATGGTCCCAATGCTATTTTGCACCACACACGAGCGGATAAAGTTACCACCCGATTGTCGGAGCGTAAACGGATCAATGTGGGTATCCCTCGTGATAAGTTGACTTCTTCTGACCGCCGTCGACTCAAGTTACTGAAGTCCGGTTTCAAAAAATTTTTTGATGTCCCCTCTTGGAACGCTAATCGGTTTGATAGGTCCCTTTTTGAGGATCTCTCTAATTCCGTTTATGTGCCTTGGTGCTCTAAACGCACCAAGGCTGCTATGGCACGCTCCATCTCCAAAAATCCTATCGATTCCAAACTCAATTATGCTCACTTGTTTTTGAAAGGTCAATTCGTGAAGAAAGAAGCCACTCGCTTTTCTCCCGCACGAGCAGGCCAAATTGTGTCTGAGTTCAATCTGGTACGACAATTTCGAGATGCGCCCTATGCTCTTTATGTTGAGCAATTAGCTCAACGTCATGCCTACGCTTCCACTTACTTGCATAATCGTATGAATCCTGATGACATGAATCGATGGTACACTCAACATTGGTCCCCTGGTGGTATTACTGCCAATGATTATACTGCTTGGGATAGTGGTTGTGATGAGGTCTTTTTGGCGTTTGATTGTTGGTTGATGGAAATCTCCGGCATCCCTGAGTCTTATATTGACGTTTATCGGTCGGAAAGGCTAACCACGCATAGCTATCTCGGCCCTCATCTGTGTCGACAGGAATCCGGTGATCGTTGGACTTGGCTTTTGAACACTCTTCGCAATGCCGCTTTAACTGGACTCTCATTACGCTGTCCTCCCATGACTCCAGCTTGCTTTAGTGGTGATGATTCTGCCGTTCTTGGCACCTGGAGATATTCTTCTGATTTTTTGATGCGTGATTGGTTGATGAAACCTAAACTTGAACAGGGTTCTTTTCTCGAATTCTGTGGCTATCAGCTTGGCGGTTCAAATATTGTGTTGTCACCTACGGTTGTTTTGCA